ATCAACAGCAAATGAACGACATCCTACCTCTCTTTATGACGGAGAGAAAAAGAAATTTCCTTATTGAGAATGATGGTTATAGATATGAAGCATTTTTAGAACCTAGTTATGGAATAAGTAATTCTGGTAATCTTGGCGAAGACGAAAGAATGTTTACGGCAAAAGTAGGCATCAAGGTTTTAGGATACATAACGGGTAATAGCCACAATGATGAAGATTCATTTGTGCAGACAACGGAATCAGTTGTAGAAGTGAAGATTTCCAGAGAGCGAGTAATTGTCGGCGATTCAAAGCCTTGGAATAAGTCAGGCGAGAATTTCAGGGATTTATGACTTTGGGCTTTTATTTAACTATTTATTAAGAAAATAAATTTTAATAGGAGTGTATTAATGCCTACCAAGTTCGACTTTGTGTCTCCCGGAATTCAATTGAGAGAGATCGACCTATCACAGGTAACACCAGTGCAAGAAGAAGATGGATTACTTCTTATCGGTAGATCCATAAAAGGACCAGCTATGAAGCCAGTTAAGGTTAATAGTTTGGAAAACTTTATTGATGTATTTGGCAACCCAATGGATGGAGTAAAACGTAATGATCCTTGGAGACAAGGTAATACAGGAGCTGCATCATACGCTGGATATGCCGCTCAAGCTTATTTAGCCTCTGGTGTTGGACCAGTTAAGTTTATCCGACTTGGTGGACTTAATAAGGGTACCGGTACTTCAGGTAAAGCAGGTTGGAATGTTGCACAGACAACTCATGCCAACACTGTAACAAGAGCTACTTACACTGGATCTTTGGGACTATTTGTTGCCCCGAAAAACAACGGAACCTCTGGTGTCATTAACATAACCGGTACTTTGGGTGCAATTTTCTATGTCAATGGAGCTAGCCTTGCATTGACAGGGACCCTACAGAATGGAACTGGTATGGCTACAAACCAACCTTCCGCCTCGGCGTTTACTAGACAAGATTCCGCAGGACTCTTTAATGCAGTGGTAAATACTGGAACCTCAGAGACAGTCCAGTTCAACTTTGATCAAAATGATCCTAATTTTATTCGTAACGTATTCAATACTGATCCAACTACTTTTGCTCTGACGTCACCAAAATACTTCTTAGGCGAAACCTTTGAGTCTCAAGTTAGAAACTTGATGAGTGGTAGTTCTACTGATGGCTTAGTTGCTTTCGTAGCAGGGCTTGGAACTGGCGATGACAACATAAATCAAGCATGGTCGGACTTTAGAAGCGAACTAACAGCTGCAAAATCTGGTTGGTTTATTGGTGCTCAGACTCAACAAAGAAAACTTTTCAGACTTGTCGCCTTAGACGAGGGAGAGGAATTCCAAAAAGAATATTACATTTGTGTAAAAGACATAAGGATTCCATCGACTACTAAGCCTGATGCAACTTTCACAATTGAAATTAGAAGATATGATGAAAATGGATATGTTGAAAAATACTCAAACCTAACTTTAAATGTCAATTCTGCAAACTACATTTCTAAAAGAATTGGCGACGTAAGTCAAGTGTGGCAAGAAGGGACAAATGGAGCAACTGGTAAGATTGTAACTAGCGGAGTTTATCCAAATGTATCAAGCTTGTTTCGTGTCGAGGTTAACACTGCAATTAGCTTAAGTCCATCTGATTATCCTTTTGGTTTCTTAGGGCCGAAAAGAGTATCAGCTGTGGCGGTTAGTCAAGCGATCGCGTCAACCAAAGGTTGGATTATTGGATCATCCTCTATTCCAAGTGGGCCTTTCAATAGTGCGCATCTTATTACAGGCGCACCAAACAATTATACTGCTTCAATTGAATTTCCAACTCACCTTTTATCAACAACCAATACATATTTGGGCACAAGAGATTATCCTCCAACAAAAGAATTTGGATTACGTTATAGTTTAGTAAATGGTGTAGATTATACAATTGGAGAAGTTGGACAACTTCGAAGAGGTATCGATCCACATTTAACTGCAACCACTGCAAACTCTAGTGCTGGATACGTCTTTACTTTAGATGACATCATGGCAACTGATACCAATAGTGCCTCATTCTATTATGAGGCTGGATCATACACAGGTGGAGCTGCAGGTGGACGTTCAGTTGCAGGAAAGGGCGGCTCGTCTGCTTTGATTAACTTAAACGTTAAGCAATTCCAAGCACCATTCTTTGGCGGATTTGATGGAACTAACGTCTTGTTAGCAAACCCATTCAACGAATCACGTTTGGATGTAACTGCTGGTTACGAGCGACACACTGTAGAGCAAGCATTAGAACAAGCATCAGATAGAGATCTAATTCGTTATGATCTAATTGCAATGCCCGGTATTACAAATGAAGCTTTAAATACTGATTTGCTAAATCAAACTGAAGCTCGTGGCGATGCTCTTGCAATCGTAGACCTTAATGGTATTTATCAATCTGGAGACGACACAGGAACTGGAACTGCTGCCGATCAAGCAATTGCAACTGTCATACAATCAATAAACACTGAAAACATTGATAATTCCTATGGAGCTACTTACTACCCAAATGTTCGCCTTCGCGACACTTTGACTGGAAATGGCTCTGTACTATTTGCTCCTCCTTCGGTTGCTGCAATTGGAGCCATCGCTAAGTCAGAAGCAGATTCTCAACCATGGTTTGCACCAGCAGGCTTCCAAAGAGGTGGATTAAACCCTCTTGGTGGAGCTAAAGGTCCTCAAATCTTGGGAACTGTAGAGCATTTAACCAAAGCTGATCGTGATAAATTGTACGAAGTAAACATTAACCCAATCGCTCGATTCCCTGCAACAGGTGACACCGTAGTATTTGGACAAAAAACCCTTCAACAGTCAGCATCTGCTCTTGATCGTATTAATGTTCGTCGCTTAATGAACTACCTCAAGAAAGAGATCGGAGATATCGCTGATACAATCTTGTTTGACCAAAACATTCAAGCAACTTGGAACAGGTTTAAGACTCAAGCAGACAGTGTATTGTCTTCTGTTAAAGCAGATTTTGGTATCGTAGAGTACAAACTAGTTTTGGATGAGACCACAACTACACCAGACCTTCAAGATCGTAACATCTTGTATGCAAAAGTGTTTGTTAAACCAGCTCGTTCAATCGAATTCATCGCTGTTGACTTTGTTATCACTCAAAGTGGCATAGAATTATAATCGATACTAATTAAAGATAAATAGGAGAATTAAATTATGTCATTTTGGACCGAAGCATCGATAGAGCCTAAGAGAAATTTTAGATTTCAAGTGCAAATTACTGGATTTGGATCCGACAGTGTTGTTTGGTGGGCTAAGAATTTCAAGACCCCATCATACGATGTATCAGAGGCAACTCACGACTTCATGGATAACAAGTATTACTTTCCCGGCCGTTTAACTTGGGCTGATTGTACTATGACTTTGGTTGACCCTGTTACCCCTAATGCTGCTCAATTAACAAATCAATTGATCGTAAATGCTGGCTATAAAATTAAGAGCCAAACAGACCTTACTGCTGGAACTTTAAGCACAATGTCTAAAAATAATGCGGTCAATAAACCAATTCTCAACTCTGTTATTACAACAATCTTCAATGCCGATGGCAACATGATTGAAGAGTGGACACTTCAAAACCCATTCCTTAAAGGAGTTACTTATTCAGATCTTTCTTATGATAATGATGAATTGAGAACAATTGATTTGACTTGGCGCTATGACTGGGCTGAGTGTGCACATGGCGATGGAAACGCAACACAGTTCACATCCTAATAGAGGTTAAACATGTCGTTTTGGACAGAAGCAGATCTGGAACCTAAGAGAAATTTTAGATTTAGAATCACAAAAGACGGATGGGGAGATCAAGCAGTTTGGTATTGGGCCAAATCAATTGACAAGCCATCCTTCGACGTTTCTAGTAGTGAGTATCAACTCATCAATCACAAGTTTAAGTATCCCGGCATTGTAACTTGGAAACCGATAACTGTAGTTGTAGTTGATATAAAAGATCTCGATGGCGATGCTCTCGGCATAACAAACAAGTTATCCGAAGAACTATTGACAATTGGATATGCTAAACCTGATGCAAACACTGCAATGAAAGGTATAGCTAAATTGAACAAATCAAAAGTTGCAAACTTAGTTATAGAGCAGCTCGATGCAGATGGGAAACCCCTAGAAGAGTGGACACTCAAGGGTGCATTCATAACATCTGTTTCACACAGTAAATTAGATTACACCGATGATAACATAACAGAAACAACTATAGAAATTGCATACGATTACGCAGAACTATTTTAATATACTGGAGGTATAATGGGAAGAAATTCCGACCGTCTTGGAACAGACAATAAGCCAGAACACTCAGATGTTCCACCACAAATGAGCCCTTTAAATTTCGTGGCTCCAACGGAGATCGTTGATC